AGATAACCCGCGCCACGGGCCGTAATGGTCACAGTGGTTACTGCCCCACCAGCAACGACAATGGTGGCTTTGGCGTTCGATCCTGAGCCTCCTGTGAGGGTTACGTTGGTATAAGTTGCATTGACATAGCCAGACCCACCTGTGATTGCCCCCAGCGTCTTGATATTGCTGGTAGTGATGGCCACCACGGTTGTGCCTGACGGGATGCCCGTGCCAGAAATGACTTGAGTGAGTGCAACTTGCGTGTTGTATGTATCGCTGTAAAGAAACACGCTTCCAGTCACCTCGTTAAACGTGTCTGTAAACACGGTGACAGACTCGCTTGCGTGCCAGTCAGCGGCAACGGGAAATGCAAACACTTGCGAGAAGTACCCAGCAGATCGTTGCGCACCACGGGCCTCGCCTGCGTCGTACCAAACATTCTCACGCACGTTGTAGATGATTGCATCAGTGCATTCAGTCGCATCACCACGGGGGTAGAACCACCAAATCTCGCCGTAACGAGGAACCTTTGTCACCCAAACCTTTTGACGCTGGTCGTAGTTCAGGTTGTCAAAAAAGTAATTCTGGTTCATGCTGTTCGGAACTTCTTTGACCACGCCGTTGTACAACAGAAAGCGGTCAACGCCGCACCAGTAATAAACGCCGTCGTACTCAATGGCCGACTGCGAAGACAAAATTGAGGATTGGCTGCTGATGATGTCGTAACGCCAGTACTGAGGAGGTGAACCAGCGCCGCCAATAAATGACACGCGGATTAGGCTGTCAAGGCTCCAAAACAAGCCAGAGGGCGCGTTTGAGCCACCCCTGACTGGTAGCCCTTGGACAATCTTTCCAGAGGCCACGTTGTTTGCATTGGCGTCGGCAGAGACCCAGTCGTTGGGGTTGCCGGCCGAGGAGTTCTGGATCAGACCATTGTTGCCGTACACAAACAGGTAAGGGTGCAAAGAAACAACCCCACCAGACACCGAGATGTTGTTGTTAAAGGTCAGGGTGACGGAGGCCGTGGCGGTTGCGTTTGCGCTCAAAACAGCGGTCCATAAACTAGACACCTCCACAACAAACGTCAGTCCGGAAGTTGTCCCGGCCGTTGTAACGATTGCCGGTCCACCATAAGTTGCTGACAGCGTGAAGGTGGTGGTTCCGTTTGTTGCAATGATGAAATAAGTCCCGGCAGAAATTCCGCTTCCAGTACCCGTTAAAGTTCCAGTAACAACAATTGATTGGTTTGAAAGCAAGGTGGTTGCGCTGCACGAGAACTGCCCAGCTACTCCGGTTATTGCAACCCCAGCCAATGTAATTGTGGTGCTTACAAGGCTTGCAGATACAACCGTTGTATTTGCTGGTATTCCAGAGCCTGTCACGGTTTGACCAGCGCCCATTAAGGTGTTTGTCGCGGCAAAAGTCACATTAGGACTTGCATTTGTTGTTGAGCCTACGTCAGTAAAAACTCCAACCTGCTGCATAGTCAAGGCGTTGATGTCGCCAATCAGCACAGGCGTATTGTTGTCATTGCTGATTGACTCAAGGTTCAGGCCGGGGTGCGCCACAAGCGACTGAATGCCATTTCCACCAACGTCATAAAACCCGTCAAATTGCCACAGGTTCAGGTCAGATGCCGTGAAATTGGTCAACGTAAAATTTCCAACCCCCGCGCCCACGCCGTTATTGTCAATAGTCAGGACTTGAAGGCCATTGTTGTAGCCACTGAAAATTGACGTAAATGCGTTTTGTGGATTGACCCAGATCCCGCGAGATGGTCCTGTAAGCTGGCGCGAAATAACGCGGTAGCCTAAGACCTTACGAGGGCGACCACGTTGAAAGCGAACCCATTCACCGTCGTTGTAAAACATTTTGTCAAAAACAGTGCCGTCGCGCTGGATGCCCGGCTGCGTGTCAAGGGTGAAAACCTTAGCTGTCATCAGAAAATCCCGCCCTGAACACCCCCAGTAAAGTTACCAGTGCCAGAAATGTTTAGCCCTGTTGCGGCTAAGACAAACCGCTGTACGCCTAAGATTGAAATGCCAAATTCACCAGAACCGGGACGGTAAATACCCGTTGACGTCTCCGTGCCAAAGTTCAATGCTGGCGCACCCGCCGTGCCGTCCGTTAAGGCAAAATTTAACGCCCCAGCAGCAATCGTTGAGGCATTAAGCAAGTTGATCGAGTCACACAGCAAGATTACCTGCTGGCCAGCGGGGACTACTGCTGTAGAGCCGCCGCCGCTTGTGGTAAAGGTGATCGTGTAGCCGGGTCCTCCACCATTGGTCTGGTTTGTGATGTAGTAAATCTGAACGGTCTGGGGCAAAACCACGGTTACGTTGCCTGTCAGGGTCCCGGTGTATTTTTGAATCGTGTTGGCCGCCTCGGCGGCGGTCAGGGTGTAGCTGCCAGTCACCACAGCCTTAGTAAGCTGGGTGAAGTTGAACTGGGTGCTGCGACCCAAGCCTACGGTAAAGAACGCAGATCCTGAGCAACAAATAACGCAAGAGTCAGCGGGCTGCAATGAAATAGTTGCCGCGCCGTTAATCAAATCACCACCAGATGGCGCAATACTCAACGTGCCAGTCCCGCCATTGCGGATCATCATGTACCAGTCGTTGCCCAGTGTGACTGCCGACGTCAGCGTGAGCGTGCCAGCACCACCGGTCCAGACATAGGTTGATGCACGGTCTGTGGCCAGCGCGGTGTAGTTTGATGCAAAGGTATTGACCTCGTTGGCGGCGTTCAGGGTGTTGGAGATAGCCTTGAGGCCAAATCCAGCAAGGGTAGCTGCGTCGACGTTGGATGTGCCTACGCCAAAGGCTATAAGGCCCCATGTTCCCGCCGTGGCGGCGTTGGTGGTCAAGTAAATGTACTTGGCCTCACCGGGGGCAATCGTAACGATTGAGCTGCCTGTATAAGTCCTGACCTCAAAACTGTAAGACCCGACGTTTCGAAACAGCGCGTCAATGCCAACAGACGCCTGATTCGCAGGCGGCATATCTAAGGTAAACGAGTCGAGCGTGAAGGTCAGCCCGGTAGTTGTGCCGGCCGTGGTAGCCAGCGCCGTGCCGCCAGAAGTAGCCGACAGTGTGAAGGTCGTTGTGCCGTTGGTGGCGATGATGTAGTAAGTGTTGCCGCTGACGATGCCTGTCGCCGTGCCAGTGAGAACCCCGGCAACAACAATTGCTTGGCCAACAAACAGGCTGGGAGTCGTGGTGCAAGAGCACTGCCCTGCCGTGCCTGTGACAGTGACTCCGGAAAGCGCCAAGCCGCTGGAGAGCGACGAGACGTCCATGACGCGGGCCGCCGCGTTGTCGGTGGCGCTGCCATTGATTGGCCACGAAAGCGTTGAATCAGCAGAAAGAGTAATGCTGCGGTATGAGACGTCGGTCGGCTGAATTACATTTCCGCTGAAGGGACTATTGAAACTCATAAGGTCACCTTTTTTTCTGCATCATGAATCCCTCGCAATCGCCTGACGATCAGCGCCACGAATGGTGTTCTCCGTCTTCAGGACTTCAATAATTCGATCGTAGTTGGTTTGCCACATGGGCATGCGCTCGTCATTTTTGATAAACGGCATGGCTTGTAGCAAAGAGCCGTACAGCAGCGCCTGCGGGGCGTACTGCGTGAACCAGTTGGATTGATTTGAGGAATCCAAGGGCTGCACGCGCTCGTAGTATAGAACCTCGTAGGAGTAGGCCAGTGTGGGGGTAGGACCTATCAGCCAATGCGTATAGTCGTAGTCGCAAAAGAACAAAGGTACGTCCGTTGATGTTGGGTTTGGCCAATACTCGCGTATGTATTCGTAGGTGCGCAGAAAAACGGGCTGGCGCTTGCCTGCCACGGTGACGTTCATTGAGACCGTTTTACGCCACCGAGCGGGCTTAGGAATGACATTATCAGAGGCCACCATAGCGCTCGTGACCACGGTCAGGTTGCCAAGGAATTTAATTTCAGCCGCTATGATCTGCTCCGTCAGCATAATGAACTGCGGGATCTTCTCCAGCGTCTGGTCGTCTGTACGCTCCAGATAGGTCTGGATGTCAT